AGTTTCCTACGTCAGTGCTAACTGTTTCAGGTTCACGGGTATCATCTCAGCCACCTTGTGGCACCCCGACTAAATTTGGGTAGATTCTATATCTCAATTCAGAATAAAACAAGAACAAAATTGTATTAACTGCACTTTAGGTTTCTTTTTAGTTTTGTGAAAGTTACTTAACTGGTGAGAGTAAAAGAAGGTAAAACGGATTAGAAGAATGAGAGAAAACGATAATTTCCAATCTAACAATAATTAAAAGGGTTGCGGGAGTTATCGCACTCAACTAATAAACGGTAAATATCCCGCTCATATAAAAACGCTAATTCTGTTTCTCGTTCTTTAAATAAGCGCACACCATCAAGGGGATTCTCAGCCGTCCACTTACGCAATGATTTCAGTTCGTTAAACACTGCTCGCAAGTAGGCGTGTTCACGGTTTACTGTGGCTTCTTTCGGGGGCTTGTTTTTGTTCGTGGAAAATTCCCCATCAAGGCGGCGTTTGCGGTAGTCGGCAAAGATTTCAGCATTAAATTCATTGGCAGGCGGATCGCCCAAGTTCGCGCACAAGTTTTTAAGTTTAGCTAAACGTGCTTCACCATCGGAAAGCGTTTTTCCATGCACATCAAACCATTCCTGCACATAAAAACTTAATGCGGGTAAATCGTTTGATTCCAAAACTTGTACAGAATCAACTGCACTTGTCGTTTGTTCTTTGGCTTGATTATAAAAACGCAACGCATCGCCTTTGGTTAAAAACCATTTGCGCGAACGCTTGCCGCTTACATAAACTTCCGCAAGCCATTTACCGTTTTTTGTGTCTTTACGAACTGCCATTTTTTACTAAAATAATATCCTCACATTCCTGACTTAAGTTAATTAATCTACAGAATATTTTAGGTATTTCATTAATGTTATTTTTATAATCCTCATTAAAAAATAATTTATCGAATTCAATATCAAATTCACTTATTTTTTCTACTAATTTTTGACTTAAATCAGAATCAAAGAACCTAAGATAATTAAATCCTACGTCAATAATTGACACTAAATAAGCTATCTCTGTTTTATTTTTATTAAAGGATTTCAAATATCCTTCAGGATCATTTAAATGAGCATAACATACTTTACCAAACTCAATTAAATCACCAATTAGTTTTATTTTCACATCAGGTAACTTTTGTTCTTTCCACGACTTTGCCACAACCCAAGCAACGCACACACCAATGGCTGTACTTATAGAGCTGATCCAATCCGTAATCTTCACATCTCTAAACAAACTAAACGAAAAGATAAATGCTACACAAGCAACGGCAAAGGCAATCACAAATGGATAAACCAATAACCACAATAAAAAATCTTTTATGGGAGATTTTGATTCTTCTTCTAAAAATCGCTTTATCATTTGTTATTTAACCCACTGTGATTCAGAAATAATTTTAACTTTATGATTGCGTTCTGCTTGATATTCTTTTGCAATCATAATTTTTTTGCCGTAACTTTGTTGCAACCAATCACGAGAATTAAACATTCCAACAATCAAATAATCTAAATCAAGACGAAAATCATCGATAACGGTTGCACCTTGAGAAATCGCTAATTCAGAGCATTTCTTTCTTGAACCGTATTTGAATTTCCCGGTTAGTTGCACTACCTTTCCATTCAAATCTAGTTCATCAACTAAATCAAAGAACGATTCGCCCAAAGCCATGCCATCGGTATTGCCTTCAGTGTCAGAACCACAAAAATCAACCAACAATCTTTTCAATCTTTCAAAGCCATTTGATGATAGGTTTTCAACATCGTTTTCTTCAAAAAATGAATAGAATTTACTTATAATTGGATCATCTTGTAAAAACGCATTTTCATCTAACCAATCAGCCAAACAACGAATTTCTTCAATAGCAATATGACCATCGGCAATTAATCCTTTGCATAAGCCTTGAAATTCATTTGTAATGATAATTGAACTATGCTTATTTACATCACGAACAGTGCAATCAGCAATAGCTTCATCCAGTTTTTCACCGATCTTATCTTGTAAATGCTCAAGTGCGGTTAATAATTCATCTAGGATTTTGCCTTGTGGTTCACCATCAGGGAAAGATAAAAATATTTGAGTAAATTTGCGAGCTTCGTTATAGATTCCGAGGGAAAGGGGATCAAGATAAACAGATGATTCAATCTCTAATAACCAAGTGTCTAAAAACAAGGCTTCGTCTTTGTTCATCGTTAAATCACAATAAAAGCCCTCAATCATGCCATACAGAACAGTTAAGAATTTTATATTCGTTCTTTTGTAATTGGTCATCATTTAGACTTTCTCCATCTTCAAAATCACCTTTCCCACCACATCAATATCACTCAATTCACATTCAAAACTGAATTTGCCGCCGTCCACACGGATTTTTCCTGCAGGTAGCACGGTGATATAACGGATAAGATGGGAGTTTTCGACGATGACGAAGTATTCGCCATCAACTAAATTGCCGTAATCGCTAGTCGCAAAGTAGGTGTGATTGTCTTCATCAATACGAAACACTTTGTCATAGCTTTCACGGCTGTCTAAATTCGGTAAGTAAGGCAAAAGAAAGGGTTTATTTTCCATCATGAAAGATTTTCCGCTTTCTAGCTTTATTGTATGAAAATATTTCAGGTCTTCTGAATTATCAAAAATCGGCTCTTCACCATATGCCAAATATTGCAATCTTGCGCCCGTTTCTATTGCACATCTTACAATTAATTCAGCTGGGAAAAACTCACGTTTAACCCACGTACTAAAAGTGTTTGCGGGTATTCCTAGGTGTTCACCAAAATCTTTTCTTTTTGCAAACCCATATGCTTTTTGAAGGCGCTCTATAACTTCTTTTCCGCCGCTAAATCTTTCTATAGTCATATTTGAGAGAAAATAATCTATTGACAAGTTCATTTGGACGATAAGATAATAAATATCGCAAATGAACCATAACCAATATATACCAATATTTAATAATAAGGAGTTTAAGCAATGAACAGCCAAAATGCAATTTGTATAAATGTACAGATCGCAACCCCTTACGTCACATTAAAGAAATATGCCGAGCTTACTGGGCTTTCGTTAGACAAAGTGCGAGATATGAGAAAGAAAGGCGAACTGCCTATTGCAGATAAAAAAGCGGGAAAAGGTTCAGTGTTAGTGAATTTACTCGCGATTGCCAAACAGGCGGCAAAACAAGAATAAAAAACCGCACAAAAGTGCGGTCAGTTTCCAAAAGATTTTAGTTATAAGGGGAAGACAATGACTAAATCATCGACTAAATCATCATTCACGTTTTTCTTTCAAGAATATTGCGAGAAACACAATTTAACCAGCGAAGAAATTCAAGAAAGATTCGCTATTCTTCAGTATCAGGCAGAAGTCGAGCGAGATACAACTCAAGATCATCAGCAGCTTTCGGCGATTTTTCAGCGACTTCGTCAAGCCGCGCAAGACAAGCGCGTTCAAACTCGAGAGCTAAATCAGGGTGCTTGCCAATCACTTCAAAAACCAAAGAAAGAGCATGTTCTTGCCGTGCTTGTTGAGTCATCAGCAGAATTAGCTGTTCTTGAATGTTTTCAAGCGTTTTTTGCATCTGATCGTTCATCTTCTGAAATCCTTAAATTAAGTAATCGTTTATTTATTTTAGGGCAAGCATACAACAAATCAGGTAAATAAAAAAGCGAGGGCGCGGCGATGTATGTATCTGAAAACGAAAGTGCGGTAGAAAAATGGCATCGTTTAAACGGTGTGCCCATGTCGAAAGCAAGAAATAGCGAAGAAACTTTGCATGAAATGGGCTTGAGTAAATATCCCACTGAACGTGCTTTTAATCATCTTTCCGATGAGCAAAAAGGCATGTTAAAAGCGTTAGCAGATATTGAACCTTTTGAAGATTACATCTCGCCCGATCTGACTGGCGATAAGTTATGGCATTACAACGAAAAAGGCATTGATAAATTAACCAAAGCCTTTCACGCCATGTCAGCACTTCGCACGCCTTTTCCGCGCGCTTTAACCCGTCGTGATTTTTACAATATCGACCCACACACAAGGGGGAAATAATGGCAACGAAAAACCGAACCATTATCAAAAAATATGCTGATCGCTGGCACAAAGAAGCCTGTCATTTATACGCAAAATGGCTTAACGCAAAACGCCAAGGTGATGAAGAGGCCGCCGATTATTATTTCAGTAAATATATTACGGCGGGAGACAACTGGATCAACTACACCAAATTTGCCCATTAAGGAAAATCTTATGCAAGAACACATTATTGAATTATCTGAACGTTATGCCCTTAAGCTGAACGAAAACCACGTTTATATCCTGTACAAAATTGAACTCAATGAAAACGGCACTTATCAGCGCAAAGGCGGCGCAGTCTGTAAAGACTTACCTTCCTTGTTGGACAAGCTGATTTACTGTGAATTGATGAATGAGAAAGTAGAAACTATTGAAGATATGCGCAACGTGCTACATGCCATTCACAGTGAAGTAACACGCATCGCCGAAATTCAAGCTACTTATGCGCAGGCATAAACCCTTTTTTATCCATATCTATTAATTTAATTCATCTAAATTTATTTTAGATGAATTTTAATAATAAATAAGCCGAAATGAATACGCAAATGTGGGAACAGCAACGTGACAACACCGTCAGTGCCAAAAAGGCACACATGGCGGTGGTTGCCTGTGAACGTTATCAAGCCGCAGAAAATGGGCATAAATTTGACCGCACTTTACTGCCTTTTGATGAAAGCTGCTATACGCCACTGCAGCTAGAATTGTTCGCCACCAATCCAGTTGATTTTGAGTTTATCGAACAAAAACTTGAAAACCTACCTCGCCAACGTCAGCGTGAATATTTCCGTAAACTTTATCTTAAAGCCTATCGTTCTGTAAAAGACGATGGCTTAGGCATCTCTAAAAAAGATAGCGAGCTAATCTG